AAAAAGCACGAAAAAAGAGCACACAGCAACTTTTGAAAACACGATAGATTACAGATTTTTACAATACGCTCTAAAATTAAGAATAAAGAGGGCTTTTTTATTAAACCTTTACATACGATTACGGCAAATTACAGAATTTTTGCCCCTTTTTTGCCCCTTTTCAGAGCAAACAAAAAAACCGCCAGCGTAAGCCAGCGGTTTAGTGTAATTAAATTCTGAAAACCTTTCTATGCTTTATTTTTATTTTGCTGTAATGAGTCCGTCCGGTTCTACGTTGAATGCTTCTTTTTCAGCCATACGACCGTCAGGAAGTAGTAAGTACCAACCGTTGTTGTATTTAACAAAGCAATCTGACTTCATGTCGCCATTGGTTGCATCAAGGTAATACCACTTGTCGTAGTATTTCACCCAGCCGGTTTGCATTGATCCATCACGGTTGAAGTAATACCATTTATTGTTGATTTTCCTCCAGCTCGTCACCATGTATCCATCTTCTTCAAAGTAGTACCATTTTCCGTCTGCGTGGAATACCCAGTCGGATTTCACGCAATATCCTTCGGCATTGAAGTAGAACCATGATTTGTTTTCCTCGATGTACTCAAATTCACTCTTAGGATAAGAGCCGTTTGCTCTAGCGTACCAATCGCCTTTATCATCCGACTGCCAGCCTTTTTTAGGTTTTTCAGGCTGAGCGTTTGGATTTGTCAAGCGATAGATGTAGTAGTAAGGGCGTCCAGCGTAAAGCCAGCGCTCGTCATGATCGTTGATAGAGATACCGTTGTAAGCATAGTTACAGTGAATAATGTTATCACTATCAATAAACATACCTGTATGTCCACCAGCACCAGCACTAGCACCTTTTCTACCCCAGATGAAGATATCGCCACGTTGAGCGCTCCACGGCGTATTCTCAGAGATAAGAGTATAACCGTTATCAATCAGCCACTTATGCTGATACTCAGTATTAACAGCCCAGCCGGCTGAGCTTGCCCCAGCACTTCTCAGAGCATAATAGACTGAGCTTGAGCAATCGTAAGACTCCTCACCGTCCCGATACTCCATACTGTATGTTACTTTACCTTTTCTTGCTTGCATCCAAGCAATAGCATTATCAATATTTACTGCCATTTTTATTTTATCCTTTCTTTATCACGGTAGCCGTGTAGGCCACGGCTCACTAGTCAAGTAAGATATTGAGCTTACTCGAATATCGCCAATGTCTTTATTGGTAGGCACCGGATCAGTAAACTGAAACCTCAGCATGCTACTATCTCCAGTTCCTCCTAAGTACCATGTTCCATAAGGCGTACCCCTGTCGTTATAGATCCCGCCAATCAAGCTAAACTCTGACCTAAATCCTTGAGGTATCCCGTTTAGTCCTAAGATGTAACAGTTACGGTCACGGTCACTAGGTTGTATAACATATCCCGGGCCACCACGTCGCACGATACCGAACCAGCCCCAATCAAGCCCTCCAAATTGGTAAGTAACCATGTTATTTACACGTCTGATTTTTAAATAAGAGGCTCCTAGCTTTGAAACAATAGGGAGGTTGATCCATCCGGTATCACCCATTAGAACCTCCCAGCCCTGATTGTCATTGCCAGAACGTTTGATCCATTTTAAAGCTTTATTTGTAACAGCGGTATCAACATAGGTAGTACCAACAGGGGCGCTGACCTTGCCGTTAGGCATACCGACACCTCGTATCTCATACTCAGATACTTGCCCGCTAGTGTTAGCCGGGGCATTTTGTGGTAAGTTTACGCTGCCTCCTCCATCTGAAAGAATGAGAGTGTTACCGTTAAGACTTAGTTTTTGAGGCGTTTTAGGTATAGAGGATAGTTGCTCCTTTGTAGCATATCCTTTCCCTTTCTCCTCGATAGTTGAAAGTCTTTGTTTAACCTCAGTATCGTTATAAGGTTGAGGTATTTCTGATTTTTTTGCGTACTCCTCTAGGCTCTGGTGCTGAGTGAGATACCCCTTGCTAGCTAGAGCCTCATTTGTTACAAAACTTGAGGTATCAATAGCCGGCTTGTTTTCAAGTTGTCCCACTCGTTCCTTTAGTTCTGTATCATTGTACGGCTGAGGTATTTCTTGTTTTGTTGCATAATCAGACAATGATTGATGCTGAGTGAGATAACCTTTATTTTCAAGCTCTTGCTTTGTTACTAGGTTACTAGTATCAATACCGGGCTTGTTTTTTAAACCCTCAATATCGCCTCTTAATTGTGTTAAATCGTCATTGTTTGCTTTTTTAGATAGCTCAGCTCTCAGCTCACTATCATCATACGCCCCGCCTTGAGTTTGAGGCATGTTTTGAGCTATTGCCTCAGCAAGCTCATCTTTAGTAACAATGTTATTTACATCAATGACACGCTTTGTTTGTTGCTCCATTATAGGGGCTTGTTTAGATTTGTCAATCTCACTAACTTTTACATGGAATGAGAAAGCATATACATCCGCTGACTGCTCAACCTTTTCAAAGTAAATATAGCCCGTGACTGTTTCGGTTGCAATAATCAATGAGTTATCAAACTTAACTGTAAAGCTGTTTTCCTCAATGATAGCCTCGACTTCTTTATAGCGCTTTGTTGCTTTAAAGTAAAATAGACAGATTACTTTTGTAGCACTCAGCCCCTCCATTGAAAACTTAAACTCAGCTATCTCTTTATCGTGACTATAAAGCTCATGATTTAATTTTTCAATACCTCTAACATTACTAGTTAGAGCTATTTTTTTCTCGATTGCTTTTTTCAATAACTTACCTCCTTTCCTTAAAGAAAGAGAACCCAAACGGGCTCTCTTTAGCTAGTCCTCACTTGGCTCTGTATAACTTAAAGCTCTTGTACTATCTGATACCCCAGCTGTTGTTGGATCAGAAACAACGCCAATCAATACAAGCAATGTAAGAGCTGTATTTGCTACGTCGCTGATATTGTCAGGTAACTTAAAGCCCAGCTGTTGAGCCAATAAGATTGTAGTAGCAATGATAGCGGCTAGTGTCGCTTTGTTTTTAAGTCTTAACTTCCAGTTAATTTTCATTTTTAGTTCCTCACATCTAAAGTGTTATATTTGTTGAACAAGCTATCAATCCGGCCATTGCCTCCTAGAGCTTTATAGCTTTTGTGCATTTTATGAATAATGTCAGCCTCATGTACTGTTGTATATCCTCTATTAAGAGCAACTGTTATATCACGCTCAAGGCGTAAGTACATAGTTATTAGATGAGCTTTATCATGGACAATGAGCTTGTCATTGACCTCTGATATTTTTTGCTTGTTATCCTCACCGATAGCGTGGATAGTGTTTAACTCATCTTTCAACTCATGAAATTGCTCTTTATTAAGATTGCCGGATTTACTAGCTTTCATACCAAACCAGCCCGTAGCAATTACCCCGATTGTAGGGGCTAACTGTGTGATAGCGTGTATCAATTTCTCAATTAAATCAATCCATGTCATACCCTCTCCTTAGTCAATACGAGGCATTACCACGGTCAATACCCCTTGCTGCAACATCTCAGCAAGTGATTGCTCTTTCCAAGTGTAACCCTCAGTAGCTTGCATCTGGAATTTAAAGATAGTTTGCGTACCTTTAGGCCATTTTGGATTGGTATCGTACGGATAAGGCATAGCGACAATATCGCCATTGTTGTAACGTTTGTCCTTAGCAAGCGGCTTGATAAATGCAGCAACCTTATTATAGGTATGAGTTGGCATACCTCCATTTTGAGAAACAGCAAGAGCAATTAGTACCTCTGTAATAGCTGAAACAGTATCAAGATTTTCTTTTGTTTCCGTGACCGCTTGCTCAGCTTGAGCCGCTGCCTCTTTGTTTTTTTGCAATTCTTGATCTACCTTGCTAAAGCGTTCATTTTCTGCACGCTGTGGAAAGTTCTCTTGATAGATTACATCAAGGGCAAGGTCAAGCAGTTCCGTATTAGACAAGCTGATTTTATCAGCCGGCAAGAATACCGGTACATTCGCCCCCGCTGAGTTTACTAGTGTGACTTTGGTTGACGATACCGCACCGCTGCCATCATATTCTAAAGATTTTGAACCAAATTCAAATTTCATATATTTTCCTCCTTTTGAAATTATTATCTTCTATTTAATGTAGGTTTTTTTACGCTTTTAAGGATACGGATCATTTGTAATATAAGTGATTGTACCCGTCCAATATTTATTGCCCGGTGATTTGCTGGTTAGACGGATTTTACCATCTGCTGCAAGGTGCAAGATAGCCGTGCCTGTTACTGTTGAGTCTGAGATACCTTGTAATACAAAGTTAACTTCTTGAGCTGGTCTAAATCCAGCTGGTATTGTTTCTTTGACTTCTCGATAGTCTGAAATTGTTGCAATGTCTGCGATTTTTCTTTCGGTTGAAATTGTAACCACGTTGCCGTTTCTTGTTACGTTACCGTTAATGAACCAGCCTAGCTCGATTTTTCTTGTAACAACTTTCTGCAAGTCATCCTTTGTAGCAATCTCTTTCCATTGAGATGGAACCCATCTCGTATCATTGTTATATGTTCTAAAAAAGAGCCTGTTTGTTGACAATCCAGTAAAGAATTGCACGCCTTTCCACTTATCAAGCCAATAGTTTTGAAATAGCCCCCAATCGTTGCCAGTAGGGTTATCTGCGTACTTTCCACTTCTCCAACCAAACTCAGTTCCTTGCTTGTCCCAAACGTCATCCCACTGAGCACTACCTCCGGATAGACCTCCAATATTATCCGTCAACCGATACAGCTGAATAGGCTGATTGTTTGAGTAAATATCACCCAAAACATCAAGAGAGCCGGGCTTACCAAACTCTGCCACTTTACCAATACCTACACGGCCATACTTATCGTAAGACATAACCACGCTCTCAGTAGCAACTGTAAAAGCAAACTCAACACTTGTAAACTTATCCTCTAGCTTACCGATTACATGAAAGGATTTATTTGCCGGATAGTTTCCCGATAGATTAGCGGCTGAGTTAGTGAGTGTATGTACTGTTGTATAAGTCCCTGTTGCACTTCCATTATCAGCCGTATAATTTGAGCTGCCTAGTTGAGCAACTTTGAACGATAAAGCCATTGTGTTTCTTTGCCGTCCAGACTGCATAATAGGGGCAATTCGGGCATTTCTTATAACTTGCAATACATCAGGATGCTCTCTAGTTCTGAGCGCTGAAAAGCTGAAAGAGGGGGCAAAATACTCAAGTACATTGATATTTACAGTCTTTACATCTGAGCGCTGCCCTCTACTGTCAATTACGTAAGCTCTGATAGAGGCTGAGCCTTTAAAGTTCATCATACCTAAGCGCCCGCCGTTTTCGGTCACGATATGATTTTTTCCGACAATCTCAGCCCGATACCCTGTTATTTTTGATCCATAAGTACCATTAGCGCCGTTGAAAGTAACTTTAATATCTGAGATAATCTGCAAAAAGTCATTACCAGAAAGTAAAGCACCAGCAGCAGCATGAGTATCTGTTAAAGAGATACCTGTAAAGCTTGGTTTTAGGCCGCTTGGTATAGATGCTGTAAACTGTTTGCTCTGAGTTCCTATTTTGGTATTACCGCTATATGTATCAAGATAGAGCGTGCCTGTACCGCTGTTAGAGTTAGGGATATTGTTAGCAAAGTCAACCGGGATAGTCCATGAGTGACTAGTTGCAACATTTGTAGCAATAGTTCCACTCTTACCAGCCCATGAATACCTTAAAGTATGAGTAAAATTATTGTTTTGTCTATTGATAGTGATAGCAAGATTTGAACCAATCACGCCTTGACCGATAGACAAATTACTCAATCGTGGTATAGGTGATAGGCTTATATTCGCCGTTACTGTCATTGTTTTATGCAATCCATTATTAGGATTGAACGTGCAAGAAAGAGCAAAAGTTTTAGTCCCATCTGCATTATGATTGATAACGCTTGAACCACTTGCAAGCTCAGCCTCTCCGTCCCAAACTTCCCATCTAGGATTGCTTGAGTTAACGTTACGCCCATCTAAAGTAAGAGAAAGTGTACTGTCCCCTTGTAAGTTATAAGTGTGATAATAAACCGGCCTACTAACTGTCGCACGCCAATTTACAGTAGTTGTATTAGCAGCAATATTCTGAGCGCCTTGCTCGATATATACATTTAAGTATAAACCGTTATTTGAATTACTGTATTTTGCCATTTTACCCTCCTAACCAACATGACGGATAACATTTATATCCGGATTTAAGTAGTACTCCTCAGTTCTAAACCGTCCAACTTGGATAGATGCTGTGAAAATACCGTTGTCAATATGGATAACCCCTTGAGAGATATACATTACCTCTTTACCAGCTGAAAGCATTGAGATCCGGTCATGAGATACCTTAATTGTAGAGCTTGCATCACTCTTACCAATAATCATGCCCTCATTTGAAAAGCTCATATACGTATCAATGAAAGTCTTGAGCTCTTTCATGCCTCCAAACTCAGTAGTAAGTAACTCAATTCTACGGCTAGCCTCGATTAAGTCAGACTCAGACTTCTCTTGAGCCTCAGCATTTGATTGTACAAAGACATTGTAAGCTTTCTCTAGCTCACTAAAGGCCTCCATTGATGCCTTTGCTTTTTGCTCAGCCTCGTAAATTTGAACCTTTTCATTAAGAGCATTAAGCTGCTCTTGAGTCAGTCCTTGATCCGCTTTGCTATCAAGTATTCGCTCTATATCCTCTTTATCTGTTTTAATTTTAGTCCATCTATCAAACCATTTATACCTTGCTTTATCTGTGCTAGCAACTTCTTCCATATCTGAGTAGTAACCATAATAGCGCTGATCGTTATCTGTCAAAGATAAGTTAGAGCCGTCCGGATTTTCAGAAAATGCAAAGTGTATATGAGTTGACTTGCCGGGCGCTCCAATTCGACCATCTGAAACATTGACAAGTGAAAGCTCATCAACTGCCACTCTATCGTTACCGATATAAGCTCCAATCGTTAAAGTAACTGTATTAGTTATCTCTTGCCCTCTTACTGTATAGGTCATACCAGTAGTCACTTTATCATTTAAGCTCCATCTCCACGTTACGCCGGCTGTGATAAGTTTGCCGCCCTTATAAAGTGTAGGAGTGATAATACTTTCACCGCTATTATTTTTAAAGATGATACCGTTACTAGTTGATAACTTGATTGTGTAAGGTTTAGACTGCTCAAACAAGCGCTCAAAAGCCTCTTGTATGCCGTCTGATAGTTGATTTTCAAGAGCCTTGAAATTTGAAAATACTGTCTTATTGCTTGCCGGATTTGAAAAGCTTATCCGTTGCTCTGATACCCTTGCTTGGATAGTTAAGAGAGGGGCAAACCCCGCATCATGTATCTTGACTGTATCGCCAATCTCGACATCAACATATCCGTCCACCTCGTAAGTGATAGCCGGGTAACAATGTTTTTTAAGTTCATTGTATGCTAAACGCCTCAACTCTTTAGGGTTGTCAGTATCATAGCTAAAGTCTTTTCTTGTCCATTGATCCTCAGCCGTACCGTGTGAGAATGTTGACGGATAGAGCTGCATTGAAAGAGGTGCATAAAGGGACTCGTTTCTTTGGTAAAACTCACAAATACCGTCTTTGTTATACTTCTTCCAATCGTCAAGCCCTCGGATTGTTACCACTTCCTCGACATCTTCACCGGCTCCATTTTTAACCGTTCTTTTACCAGTCGGGCGGATTGTATTAAAGATACCTGTTTTATCAACTTTTCGGCGGATTGATTTGATATTCTTGCCATATTTTAACTGTATATCGTTTCTGATACGGCCTACGCCTTGATGCTCATCATCATTCTCATGATAGATATTAATACTAAACTTCTTAATAGTGCTGTCAGCGTTTAATTGTGTATCAAACTCAATCTCAGCGTCAAAATGTTTAGCAAGACTGAGCAAACGGGCAAGTTTTGTTTCTTGTCCTTGCCACTCAATCGTTCTTTTCTTATTGGATACCTCATTGATACCAATAGCAAGGTGAGTATAATACAGTAAATCCATAGCCTCACAATACTCAGCAAAGCTCATAGCCTTTGTAGCCTTATAAGGGTTAGCTATCTCATTGATTAGCTCAAGATTGAGGTTTTCACAATAACATTTTATCGTTTGCTCATCTTCCTCAACCGTCATTACGTTAAATATAAAGCTCTTGCCTTTATACTTAAATGATACCCATGCTCTTTCATTGAGGTAGTGATAGGCTCTAGTTAAAGCCGTATCTGACTTAATAGCTTTTTTAAAAACAGTAAACTCAAAAGTAGATGATCCAGTAGGCAAACTTCTTACCCATGTATCGCCATAATAATTGAGTGTATTTTGCTTGCTATTATCAACAAAAGCAACCTTTTGCAAGTTTGCATCATGAATAGTTAAGAGCATGATTAGAGCCACCTTTCCTCAAATTCGATTGTTACTGTTGGCTTTTTCTTAATAAAACTAGAAAAATACATCTCTAGCTGAGAATTGCCGGGCGGTATAGAGAGCCATTGTGAACCATCAACAACCTCTCCAGCTTTAGCGATACCATCAATATATACACTATCTTCCTCGCTATTGATTACAACATTTGAGCCCATAGCGTAACGGTTAGGAATATCACCCACCATAGGTACAAAGTCTTTTCTAAAAACTAACTCATCTAGGTACATATTCGATACCATAGGCTTATCGTGAAAAGCTCCTAGAGTTACATGGATTTTAGCTGACTTTTTCCCTTTAATTTCTGGGATAACAAAGTTGTAATGTGAACCGTCATAATACACTTGAACCACGTTATCGTTGCGCTTGATCTCAAATTGGCCTCTTTCTTTACTGAAAGGATTTAAGCGCTTATCATCTGCCCCTTTAAAAACAAGGCGCTTTAAAAAGTTATATCTGTCTTTTGTATCCGGCCTTAAAACGTTAAACTCACAATCTAAACCTAGTGAACGTTTAAATGTTTCCACGCCATAAAGGAATTGTCCGGCTGTATCTGATACAGTTATTTTTAAATACCCGTATTGCTTTACTGAGTCTGCAATAAATACTTGTTTACAAAATATATAATCATTTAACGAACCTGTTTCACCAGCTGCATCTATTGGAATGTCCCACGATAGCCCGGTTGAATAGTGTCCAGTCTGTCCTTGAGTAAATTGCTCTCTTAACTTAACGTGGTTTTTACCCCAAAGATTTAAAAGCTCTGGTGTTCCTGTTTCGTTTTCGTTAGCATAGTTTGTAATTGACCTGTTTTTTGTAGCTCTACTGAAAGCCTCTGAAATTTGATTATCTCGATAATTAAGTAAGATTTCTGATTTCTTGACAATACCAGTATCAGCCTCCTCACGGTTTCCAAGTTCAAAAGCGGTATTGCTATTGACAAGTCCAATATATCCATTTTCAGCATTATGCTTGACTCTGACAATCGGGAAAGCATCAACTGTACCATTGTTTTTGAGGTCAAAAATCATTTTATCCGCTGTGGTTTGAGCGTTTGAGTCACTATTAAAGTTTTTGTAAACTGTGCTGTGTGCCACTCCATCCGGGATCAAGAGTTTAATTTCTGATTTTTGCATCCATCTAGCGACATTATCGGGCGTAACATCATCAACCGGCATACCTAGATAATACTTATCCGGCTCATCTCCATAAGTGATTTTAACCGGCTCAGTTACTTTCAAAACACCGGCAAGCTCATGCTTGAGGCTTTCCATTGCAACCGGATTTTCTGCAAACATTGTAAACTTGATAGTATGCTCTTTCCCGTCAATCTTTACCTGTTGGATATTTACGCCCAAAAGAGGGGCGTTATCGGTTGACACGCTCCTCTTGTTTCCAATCGGGCGGATAATATCTGTTATACGAAAATACCTAGACATATCAACGCCGTTAAAGGTCATTAACTTTGTCATGTTAAAATACCCCTCATTCTGTTATCTCGTCTTGTTTGCTCGGTTTGTTGTCTTGCAAACTTATCACTTGTCTTAGCAACTAGCGTACCATCATCAAAGTACATAGCCGCTGGGCGTTTGACCGCTGTTTCTGCTACATCTAGGGCTTTCTCTAGCAATTCGCTAGATTTGTCCATAGTCACCTTGATTTTTTCTGTAATAGTTTGCTTGCTGCTTTGTTTAACTGACACTTGAGCGCCTAGTTGCTTGTCTAGTCCTAGTGCAATCTCTGGGCGGGCATCTATCATCATGCTATCCTTGAGGCGTAACATTGCATTTTTAACAGTACCGGCATCTTTCTCAATACCTACTGCAATACCTTGAGGGATAAAGCGCCCGATTTCATCTCTCATTACACGGGACGGGCTATGAATATCAAGAGCGCTCTTAATGGTATCTCTTACCCTTGAGGCGATAGTTGCAGCCGTTGACATTACAGCCCCGGCTCCATTGTTAAGACCGGCATTAAGTCCAGCCATAGCCATATCACCAACATAAGTAAAGTCTGAGTACAAAGAGTTAAAAGGCGTTCTAATCTCACCAGACAAGCTCTGCATAGCGTTTATAGGTTGACTAGCACCAGTATCAACACCCTCAGCTAGACCGGTTGTAATATAGCCTCCGTACTCATTGAATACACGGGATGGACTGTGAATATCCATCTCATTTTCAAACATCTCTTTCATCTTGTCAGCAACACGCTTAGAGGAGTCAGCGGATTTTTCAGCACCAGCATCCACCCCTTGAGCTACGCCGTTTGGAATTTCTTGTCCTAGACTTCCAAAGTCAGCGGCTGCAATTTCATCTTTCAGACCGGATGCTTGATTTTGGATCATACCTTTAATTTTATCCGTAACTCCTAGTGAGCCTGTATCCATACCGGCGGTCAATCCGTTCATAGCTGTTTCACCACCTTTAGAGAATACCTCGTTAAGTTCTGCAAGTTTCTCATCTGAGGCGTTTACAAGCTCTTGCACGTACAATCCACCTTGAGGGCCCATCTCACGTAGTTTATTTAAGATACCCTCATCAACTCCACGCTTAGCAAGAATATTAAGGTTATCCGCCCACGTTGACATAGCCTCTTGATTTTTTTGCAAGTTAGCAATCATCTCATCAACACTAATAGCTGATTTCATTTGAATTTGGTCGAACATGTTTGTAGCGGTATCTAACAACTCATTGTACTTAGTACGCATATCATCTATTGCTTTTTGTTGAGCTTTAGACATATTCTCATAAGATACAATTTGACGGTTAGCACCGTTTTCAGTTGCGGCTGCCATAGCCTCTGAGGCTGCTTGTTGTACCTCGGAAGTTTTTTGATACTCTTGTTGTAATTGAGATTGAGCTGTAACTAGCTCAGCCTCTTTATCATTGAGCTCTTGCAATTTCTCCTTACGGGTACTATCGCTTACATTTGCCTCCTCGTTCCACTTGGTACGCTGCTCAGCAATAGATTTCAACTGATTACCAATTTCAGCCCTTTTCTGCTCGATTTCTAACAAGCTCTTTTGTGAGGCCTCCCACGTTGACTCAGCCTCCATTGCAGCAATCCGGGCTTTTATCTGGTCGCTATTGTGAGAGAGTGAGTCAGTATTCTTATCATAGGCAAGATTTAACCCACTTACCGACTCATTAAGTGCATCAATCTTTTTCTTGAGGTTTTTCTTGTCTGCTGCTGTTTTGTTCGTCTTTTGTGAAAGCTGTACAATTTCATTTGCTAGCTTTTGGTAAGAGTCAGTATTGCCTTTTACCGCTGCAATATTCTTTTGTCGCTCTTTTGCCCCTTGTTTAACTGAGTCAATCAGATCATCCGTACTCTTAACAAGTGCCTCTTGTTCATCTTTGAGCTTTTTAGTTTCTTCACTTTCCATTGTGAGCCATTGATAGAGGGCTACACCTAGACCGACTAGCAAACCAATACCGGCAATTATCCAGCCAATCGGGCCGGTTAAAGCTGTCAAAACAGCATTAAAAGCCGTTGTTGCCGCTGTTGCTGCGATAGTTGCAGCCGTTTCAATAGAGATAGCACCAGTAAGCAATCCATAAAGGAAAGTTGAAAGCGTTAAAGCTCCATTGTTTGCCAAGTTTGCAACCATCTGAGCCTTTGTTACAGAGCCGCATGCTGCTTGAGCTGCCGTCATTAAGTTGATAACTTGAACCGCTGCCGCTGCTGTTGCTTGGAATGTTTTCCAACCAGCAATTAAAGCCTGTGTCATTGCAATAGTTTCATTTGCAACCCTCATAGCGACAAGAGCTGATACTATGCTTATAATAGCCGGGGTAAGCGGCTGTATAACTGATACACCAGTTCTAAGTACGCTAAAGAGCAGCTGAAATACCGGTATGCTTGCTCTTATCATTTTTGTAATAAGAGAGAAAGTTGCATTGATGATCACTTTTAAAGAGTCAAAGTTTTCAGCAATACTCTTACCGGTTGCTGCTTTAGAGAGGTCATCAAGAGCCTTGATAGTGCTAGCAACACCTTTAACAACCGCATTTTTTAAGTTTCCGAATGAAGTCTGGATCCCTTTACTATTAGTATGAGCCAACTCAGCAAAACCACCAACACCAGCATCTAACTCAATGAGTTTAGAGGCGAATTGGTCGAAAGTGATATTACCATCTTTTAACGCCGTATAAAAATCATGTTGAGCTGACTGACCGGCAAAACCGAAAGCCTCAGCCGTTTTATGCAAAGCGTAAGGCATGGTTTCTTGTAACGTTTTCCAACTTT